TTTGTTTTCTCATTCGCCCCTTTAAGATACTCTATGTCCTTACCCATCCCAATTACTGCATCATGGGTCTTTTGTATATATTCTCTCGACCTGTCTTTGCAATCCCTCTCCTTCTCCCACTTCTTCTTATATCCTACTATCACCGTATCTCCTTTATTTAAACCGAGCCATCTCTAATTTGTGTTGTTGTTCTTCTACTAGCTGCTGTACAATTATACATCATAGTTTCAACATTTGGAATTGCATCTAAGTCTTCCAGAATAGACTCTGTTATTTCATCTGGATAAAGGATTGTAAAAACAACAAAATTATCTGGATAAGGATATTTAGCACTACTCTCCTTTATCTCACAGATAGTGCAATCATCCATAATAAACAAACACTCTTCACATTCCTTGTAAGGCTTTGGTTTCCCCTGTCTCCTTTTGAGAGCCATTCGATTCATCTGCTTGTGATTCCTAGTAGAATGTATTAATCCATCATGGAATCCCATTATGTTACCTTCTCCAAGTTCCTGATTGCCATGTCAATAACGTAACTCCCTGCCTTTGTTGTTGAGCTATATGTCCACTTGAACACAGCTCTATGTCGTTCTACTAAATCACTCCCTACTATGATTGTGTCTCCTGCCTGAACACTCCATACCATAACCCCAGAACCATCTACTGCTACATTGTTTGCATCCAGAATGTCCTGACCATCTCTACTGTTGATAATAGTTTTGTCTGCATCATCAAGGTTATACAATGTGAGGGTCAGTGTATCTAAAGCTGTATCTGCAATAGCATTCCCATCCTCATCCTGTATGGTAGCTGTTATCTTTGGAGTTGTCCCCTCCATTATGTTGTCTGCTAATATCGTTATGTTTTCTGCCATGTTATTGTTTCGTTAAGGTTATACTTGCTAAAGAACTCTGTGTGAGAGTTATACTTGCGAAAGATGCTTTCACTTTTGTTATACTTGCTAAAGGCATTATTCTCCTCCTTCTATCTTAGCTATTTCTTCTAATCTCTTTCTCTCAGTTGCTCCTTCTGCTATCAACTCTCCTTCTACTTCTTTTCTCATTTCTGCATTTGCTTCCTCATCTATTAAGTCCTGCTCCATCATTGTATCCAACTCTCCTTCAATCATCTCTACCTCACCATCTTCAAATCCCATTACTAACTTCAGGAATATCTTAGGGGGTATTACCTCACTAGCCCCTACACTATTTGCATAAGTGGCAATGGTCTCCGCCTTAGTCTTAGCTACCTTACTTTCTTCTTCCTCTGTTGGTACTGTAATGTCCTCCCACTTTACTTCATATTCATCTTTAGGTTCTGGGAGGACACCAAACATGATAAGCCTATCTATTAAAGGTCTAATCATCATTGGACTGCAGTAGTTAGTTTGTCTTTCCTTAATCTTCTTATTCCATGCGTTCTCATCCCTATCTCCACCCAACTCACCTCTTTCAGCCCCTACTAGAATCCTCTTAGGAATCTCCCTAGCTCCAGCAATCAAGGTAATCAATATCTCAACATGCTTAGAGGGGTCAGCCACTTGAGGGGCTAAGTTCTTAATGTCCATCCCCTGTACCCTCACTGTCCTATTAAGATCGTGTATGTAGTCATTGATCTCTGTATTCAAAGCTGTCATGTCTTGGGAGGGGTCTATCTCTGCATCCTTGTCTAATAGGAAAGCGAGACCTGGAAATGCTCCCCTCCAGAACATCTCACCACTGCCCCCTGCTACGAGATGGAGTCCACTGATAAGGTTATATACGTTCATCAGTCTTGGAGTGCCGTAGATGTCATCCTCTAGAAGCTCATCAGCTACATGAATAACTCTAGTCCAGTGAACTGATGTTGTGGTAGCACTATCTATTATATTTGCATTATCTGACTTGGTGGTTGATACATCTACCTTGTATAATTCAGGTAGACCATAGCGAGGGTCAGCTGTATCTTGAATGAACTTCTCAATCACTACCCTGTTCTGTTTATATGGTCTACAATATATCAACTCTGTGGCTGAAGTGACTTCTTCCTCTAATGTTTCAGCTCCATCATTGAATCCCAATAAGAGAATCCCGAAGTCTCCTACACCTGACAACTTATCTACCCTAGACATATAGTGCCATATCTTCTTCTCCTTAACTAATGTATTCCATTGCTTCTCAAACTCTGTCTCGTCTCCTTCTTCCTGTTCTGTGATTGATGGAGGGTTTTGCCATGAAGCATTTACTGGGGCATCAATTACCCTCTTAGCTATATGTTCCCTTGTATAGAATCCCCAGTAGTTGTCGAACTGAAGTTCTTTAGGATAACCTAGTGCCTTGTATGTATCTCTCGCATCGTTCTTGTAACTTAGACCTAGCCTCCTAGACAGTTCACTCCTTGTCTGCTGTGATTGGAAGTTAGCAATCAGAATATTCTTAGTTTCATCTGTTAAGAGGTCAAACCTCCCATTGCCATTACTGTTGGATTTGCCGTTTGTCTTAATCCTCCTTTTGTTTACTGCTGTTGTTCTTTTCATCTAAAACTGTCCTTTATAAATTTATCCTCTTTCTCTATACGTTCTCTTTCAGTTCTTCCTTTATGTAAGCAGTAATTGCAGAACCACCATAACCCAAACACAAGGAGGGTTATCTCAATATATATCATACTTGTTTCCTCTTATAACCTTTATGACCCTTCTTCATTAAGTCTATGAACTCTCTTTGCATAACATAAAATAATTGAGTTATTGGGCTGGATGTATCCTCTACATCAACCATATATATCTCAAAATCTGAATCCTCCCTTGGTCTATAAATATAATAGGCAGTCCTGTCTCCCACTCCGATAAACATCACCCTCGTATGCTTACTGAACACTATAGTATTCTTATTGGCAAAGCAGAGAGCATAGTGGAAGTGTTCTGTACTGCACTCGAATGGACTATCACCTATGAACACATTTGTAAAACTGATAACCTCCTGCATGTTCTTTGATACATGGATACACTTGTCATCTGCTACAACAGAAGAAGTAAATAAGAAGATAGTAAGCAATGAGGCAGCCAAGAGTTTCTTCAATTAGACTGTCCCCTCCATCAATCTCTCCTCCACCCATTTCAAGTCCATCCTTAAATAAGCCAACCGCACATTGTCCTTCTCTCCTTCAATCTTTGCTTCCAGCTCTCCCTTCTGCTTTAAAAGAAACCTATGCTTGATCTGATTCTTGTTTGTAAGTTTGCTTAGTTTATTTACCATACCCCATACCTCGCCTTCTTAGCTGTTAGTTTATTAAAGCCTCCTGCACTAGCATCTACGTCATCCTTCTCTTTACCTACAGGAAACGATTCATGGTTACTAAGAAACCCTCTATTCCATTCTGCTTTCAATATAGATACGTTTCCTATTTCTACCTGATTAGCATACGGCTCAGCCCTCACTTCCTTAGCCCCTGTTACCTTATCTGCCTTTACCCTGAAGCCAGCGAGATTCTTGATAGTTGATTCAGCTGATTCTTTTCCTCCACTCCCAGGCTCTTGTTCTACCCAGACCGTAACCTCCTTGCCATCTACTTGTGCTGTCTGCTTTATAATAGCCTCCCGCTTCCCTGCACTCCATTGCCCTTTAATGACATCTGCCACCAAAAAGCCTCCATCACTCATCACATGCATAAGCACTCCTGCTGTATAACAACCACCACCCTCTGTACCTGCCTTATCCCAATACCTCACTGACCTGACTATGTGATGCTTGTTTATCGCATTAGCTATCTTTATCTTATCTACCTGAAACATACCTCCACCCCTAGGGGCAGGTCGCTGTTGTAACTGTCCAGCTATTGCATACTCAGAAACTAAATCCTTCTTTAATGTATCCAATGCCTCCCTACCATACAGCCCCTCCCACAGTGGTTCGTATTCATCTTCTCTAGGGTCTTCAAATCCTATATTGGTAAAACACTTTCTATCTTTCTCATACTCCGCTGGTAACATAAGATGCACATAACCTAACTCTTTTGCTAAGATATGTCCTGTTAAATCATTCTCATGTAACCTTTGCATCACTATAATCTTCCTCCCTGTATTAGGATTATTCAATCTTGTACTCATTACTTCATCCCACCACATTAAAACCCCATTCCTCTTTATCTCTGACTCTGCTTGCTTTACATTGTGAGGGTCATCCACTACTATATAGTCTCCTCCTTCACCTGTTGCAACTCCATCTACACTTGTTGATAATCTATATCCTGTCTTGTCGTTCTCAAATCTAGTCTTCTGGTTTTGGTCTGTTGTTATCGTATATCTATCTGACCACCTTGCTTGATACCATAGGGATTGAATTAATCTCCTACACTTGAGGGAATCCCTTGTGGATAAGTCTTGTGCATAAGAACTGAATAGCCATCTGGAAGAGGGGTCGTTAATCCAAACCCAAGTTGGAAAGAAAACTGAAACCGCTAATGATTTCATGTGCCTAGGAGGTATGTTTATAATTATGTTTCTGATGTCTCCCTTGAAGACTGCCTCTAAGTGATCGCATATAGCATCTAAGTGCCAACCCGATATGAATGGAGTAGTTGGTTCAAGTACACTCCATGCCTGTTCAATATATAGCCTGAGGGATACCTCCGCCCCTGCTATCTTTATCAAGTCCTCCGAAACAATTCTAGTTCTGTCCTGAGGTTGATAGTCTTCTGTTGAGCTCAATAATTGTGTCTGCACCTAACTTCTCCTTTAGAGCTGCGACATCTACTTTAAGTTCTGCGTTTTCTATATTATTATTGATCTTGAAATTGAAGTTGTTCGATTCTTTAATCATCCCATTGTACTTCATCAGGGAGTCTATTGCTTTCTGTCTATTGTAGAATTTAATCTTAGTTGTTCTGCCTGTGTGTACTCTGTTG